TTGGACACGCAGAAGCAGGACACATTGAAGGAGTACTTCAAGAAGGGGTACAGTGTTCGTGACATACCGCATGACGAGTTGTCACACTATCTATCTGCTGACCTTCATGCCACACAGCAACTTGCTGACAAGCTGATGTATCGTCTGAATACAAAGGACGATGGTGGCTTGATTGGTACTGTTGACCTGACTAATCAGGTAGCTGTGTGTCTGGCACGTATCTATCAGCGTGGCTTTGCTGTTGACATGACAGCACTCAACGATGTGCGTACTCAGTTTGAACAGGAGCGTGATACCTTACAGGTTGAACTGCAACAGCATGTTCGTAACCTGATGGGTGACACACCTATCAATCTTAACAGCCCAGAGCAATTGTCTTGGGTGATATACAGCCGTAAGGTGCTGGACAAACCCTATTGGGGCAGTACCATTGACCCTTACATGGGTGATGCAGAGTTTCGTAGCCTGATTGCAGGTTGCACAGAACGTATGTACAAGACTAAGGCTGTTCAATGCTCTACCTGCAATGGTGCTGGTAGAATTAGAAAGGTGAGGAAAGATGGAAGTTTATATGCTAACGCAAACAGATGTACTGATTGTGACGCTATTGGCTATGTGTTTAATCCTACTACTCAAGTCGCAGGGTTAAAGTTCAAGCCACCGTCAGCTAAGTGGGCTAGTGCCAATGGCTTTAGTACAAGCAAGGGCAACATTGAGTTGCTTGAGGCATCAGCCAAGTCACAAGGCATGACAGATGCAGTGGACTTCCTGTCCAAAGTGCGTAGGCTGTCAGCCGTAGAAACCTATCTGTCGTCATTCGTTGATGGCATACAAACCCATACCAAGCCTGATGGTAAGCTGCATGTACGTTTGTTACAGCACCGTACCGCGACAGGCAGGTTTAGTGGGGCAGACCCTAACATGCAGAACATGCCACGTGGTGGTACGTTCCCTGTAAAGAAGGTGTTCGTGTCTCGTTTCGAGGGTGGCAAGGTAATGGAAGCTGACTTTGCACAGCTTGAGTTTCGTGCTGCCGCATTCTTATCACAAGATGGAGTTGCTATTGAAGAAGTATCTACTGGATTTGATGTACATGCGTACACCGCTGAAGTTATTAGTACCGCTGGTCAACCTACGAGTAGGCAGGATGCTAAAGCGCATACGTTCGCACCGTTATATGGAGCGACAGGCTTTGGAAGAACGAAGGCCGAAGCAGCATACTACGAACACTTCAACGACAAATATCAAGGAGTCGCAGATTGGCACACCCGACTGGCTTCGGAAGCTATAAACACTCGTAAGATAACAACCCCATCAGGGCGTGAGTTCTCATTTCCTGATGTAAAACGTAATGTCCGTGGCAGGGTGTCACACTTTACACAGATAAAGAATTATCCTGTGCAGTCATTCGCCACAGCAGACATCGTACCTGTGGCACTATTACACATAGATAAATTACTTGACGGTATGCAATCATGTGTGGTAAATAGTGTTCACGACAGTATCGTCATTGATGTTCATCCAGATGAGGAAAGGAGTGTAATTGATATCATCAACAAGACTAATGACGATTTACCAAACCTAATAGTAATGAGGTGGGGCGTACAGTTTAACGTGCCACTATTACTTGAAGCAAAAATTGGTTATAATTGGCTTGACACGAAAGACGTAGCCTGATATAACTATGGTTCTTTGACACTGATATAAGGAGTATACAAATATGACAACATCAATCACAACAATTGACACTAACAACTTTGCAGAGATGGCAAAGGCAATGGGCATGTCAGCGGATGCTAATGCAAAGAAGCAGTCTAGCACACTGGCACGACTACGCCTCAATCACTCTGCTATCATGGGTACTGCCGATGTCAACGGCAAGAGCGTCAACATGGAAGTAGTTCCTGCTGGCACATACAAGCTGGAGATTCCTGACGGTCCGACTTACTACGCACAGTCAGTAAATCTTCGCCCATACTTGCAACGCTTCATGTACAAGCGTTTCATCAAGGGGCATGGTAATGTTCCTAATCGTTACGTGAAGACAGTCATGGCTGACAACCTCAACATTGACCTCAAGGACAATGATGGCGGCTTCAACTGTGGCAAACCTGCGGGTTACATAGAAGACTTTAAATCACTGCCTGAGAAGACACAAGAACTAATCAAGCAGATTAAACGTGTTCGTGTAATGCTTGGCACAGTTGAGTTAATCAATCCTACTGATGCACAGGGTAATCCTGTTGAGGTAGGTGAGACTGCATTCATCTGGGAGATTGAGAACCGTGATGCATTCAAGGATGTAGGCACTATCTTCAACAAGCTAGGCAAAATGAAACGACTACCTGTACAGCATCATGTGCTTGGCAATACAGAGGAACGCAAACTGCCTAACGGTAATAGCTTCTTCCTGCCTGTCGTATCACTTGATGTTACCAAGACACTTGACCTTGGAGACAATGAGCATTCAGTGTTTGCTGACTTCATGTCATGGGTAGAGAATTACAATACCTACATCATCAATGCTTATGCAGAGAAAGCTATCAGTAAACATGATGAGGACTTAGACGGTATTGACATTGAAGGTGTAGTCGATATTGAAGTTGAAGAAGAGGTAGCGTAATGAACCATCCTGCTGAACTGTCGTTGCATCAGTATCTGGAAGATGCGGTCAAGGGCAAAACACAAATGTCTAAGAAGACAATAGACCAAGTAGCCAGTGACATAGCGGATGCATTGCAGCGTCAGTTTGGTGGGGGGAGTAAGCGTGACGAGTTTACTCTTCGTATGTCCAACATAGGTAGACCACCGTGTCAGTTATGGTTTGAGAAGAACCACCCTGACAAGGCACTACCAAAGCCAACAACCTTTATGATTAACATGATGCTAGGCGACATCGTTGAAGCAGTGTTCAAGGGCTTGTTGGTAGAAGCAGGAGTTAAATATGAAGACTCAGATAAAGTATCACTGGAACTCAATGACACCACTATTAATGGAACATACGATATTGTTATTGATGGTGCTGTTGACGATATTAAGTCGGCATCAGATTGGTCATACCGTAACAAGTTTGTTTCCTTTGATACATTAAAAGACAGTGACCCCTTTGGTTACGTAGGTCAGCTTGCTGGTTACGCTAAAGCATCTGGCAAACGTGCTGGGGGTTGGTGGGTTGTCAATAAAGCTAATGGCGATTTTAAGTATGTACCTGCCACTGGTATTGACATTGATGCGGAGATAGACAAAGCTAAGATAGCTAAACTTGCTCTTGAGAAAGATGAAGTGCAGCGTTGCTTTGAACCTGTCGAAGAGACATTCAGAGGTAAGCCTACAGGTAATAAGGTACTGGGCGTGGAGTGTGGATTCTGTTCATACAGAAATGCTTGTTGGCCTAACCTGATGGAAAGACCTTCTGTAATGTCAAAAGCTAAAGACCCAAAGATTGTGAACTATGTGGAGTTGAAAAACGATGGCAGTACACAATCATAAAGCCTTTAGAGCCGCACGTAAGTATGGGTATAGGAGTGGGCTGGAGTTAAAGATATCGGAGTATCTTAACAACCTGAAAGCTAAGTATGACTACGAATCACTCAAGATTGAGTGGGAAGACTTAGCCTACCGCACCTATACACCAGACTTCATATTGAACAACGGCATTATCATTGAATCTAAGGGGATGTTTACAGCCGCTGATAGGCGTAAGCACCTTGCAATTAAGCGGCAGCATCCCACATTAGATTTACGGTTTGTGTTTGAGAATAGCAGACGCAAGTTGCGAAAGGGTGCTAAGTCAAACTACGCTGAATGGTGTATCAAGTATGGTTTCTTATACTATGACCGCATCATTCCCGAAGATTGGCTGAAGGAGAAAGGGAAGAATAGGCATCCCAAGTTTATCAAGTTTACTGGAACTAAAAAGCAAAGGAGTTAGCTATGACAGATAACACAGACAGACACATCAAGGACAATGATTTCCTAATACGTATTCGCCCACAGTCAGATGAAACAAATGAATGGACAGGCGAGATTGATGTAGCCATCATTACGAATGACGATAAGAACATGTCAGACGATGACTACTATCAGATACTGCACCTGACTAAGATGGTGGCTTGCACAATACCCCTGATGGAAACGCATGAAGACATACGTGATACCGTACATAACTTTGTTATGGATTATGAAGAAGATAATATTACAGAGCATGATATTCCTGTTGACAGTGATAGGGGTAAGGTGTTAGAAATAGATGACAATGTGGTGACATTATCATTTGGAAGTAAAACGAAGGGGAGTGCTTGATGACAGATTACAAAAGGATGATTGAAGAGTTTGAAGCAGAAGAAGCTGATAACCGCAGAAAGAATGACGCAGTAAACAATCCCCCACACTATAACAAGTCGGGGGTTGAATGCATTGACGCTATTGCGGCAGCTACTGGTGAGGGGTTTGAGTATTACTTGCAAGGCAACATACTCAAGTACCTATGGCGATACCGCTATAAGAATGGCTCAGAGGACTTGAAGAAAGCACAGTGGTATCTTAATCGTTTGATTACAGAAGTGGAAGGCTGCTACGATGGTGACAGTTAAAGTATTTATGACCCTTAAAATTGACGATGAAGAATACCCGATGCCCTCTGATGGCAGAGTGGATGAAGAATTAGAAGAGGCACTTCAAGAAATGATATACGATATTGATGGTGTCAAAGTGAAAACTATACGTACAGTAATGGAGAACAGACATGAATAATTATCTACCAACAGACTACCAAAACTTTATAGCACTATCACGCTATGCAAGATGGAAAGAAGATGAGCAAAGGCGTGAGACTTGGCAAGAAACAGTGTCACGTTACTTTGATTACATCACAAACCATCTTCGTGATAAGCATAGTTACAAGGTTACAAAGGACTTACGCACTGAACTAGAGGAAGCCGTACTCAATCAGGACATCATGCCTAGCATGAGAGCCTTGATGACATCCGGTCCTGCACTAGACAGATGCCACGTGGGTGGCTACAACTGTTCATACGTTCCTGTGGATAACCCTCGTGCCTTTGATGAAACTATGTACATTCTTATGTGCGGCACTGGCGTTGGGTTTAGTGTTGAACGTCATAGCGTGGATAAGTTACCTATTGTCAATGAAGACTTTCACGACACAGATACAGTAATCAAGGTAGGTGATAGCCGTCCGGGTTGGGCAAAGTCATTGAAGGAACTGATT